TAGCAGTTATGAAGAACAGGTATTCAGGGAAGACTGGCCCTGTCGATACCTTGTTATATGACGAGAAGACTGGTCGCTTAGTACAACAAACAACTTTCTTCCAATGACATTACTTATTGATGCCGACATGCTTTGCTTTGCGGCCTGCTGTGCAAGTGAAACAGACTACAAGTTCAACGAGTACCAGCATGTACTTGTATCAGATGAACGTGATGCGTTGGATTATGTAGCCATGAAGCTAGAAGAATACCAGTCCATCACTGGTGATAGGGGCAAGTTGACTATGTGTTTCACTGACAACCCTACCTTTAGACAGCAAGAAGTTTACCAAGAGTACAAAGCTAATCGAATAGGCAAGCGTAAACCTTTGGCATTGAAGAATGTTATTGAGGCAACGAAAAGGTATTACGACTTTGCTGTGTACCCACACCTTGAAGCTGATGATGTGATGTCGTTGATAGCAACAGCAGAGACACACCCTACTTGCGTCATAGTTTCAGGTGATAAAGATATGAAGTCAGTACCCTGTATTCTTCTGAGAAATGGAGAACTTGAAACCATTTCTAAAAAGAGGGCAGATAGAAACTGGATGATCTCTGTATTAACAGGTGACAGGATAGACAACATTCAAGGTCTTCCTGGTGTAGGCCCAAAAACTGCTGAAAAAATTTTGGGAGATTCCGACACCCTTTCTGACATGTGGGATAAGGTAGTTACTGCATACGAGAAGAAGAAACTGTCGTACACTTCAGCACTACAATCAGCACGACTTACTAGAATATTGAGACACGGAGAATATAATAAGGCCACACATAAGGTCACCCTTTGGGAGCCGCCCACCACATGATCGACGAAGAACTTTGGCCTGAGATTCCTGAAGTATTAATTAGGAAACTAGAAGAGATCTTTCCTGATAGATGTCCATCAATAGATTCACATGACAGAGAGATATGGAGATACGGTGGACAGGTGGAGTTGGTAAGGATGTTGCGATCTGTATATAATGAGCAGAACAACATCGAGTAACGATGGCAAGTAGTAGTGCAGCAGTTAACTCTGTTTTTAATAAGTTACTAGGCAGAGATGCAGGTACTGAAGGTCAAACCTATTGGAGTGGTGAGTGGGAGAAAGCTAAAGCAGCAGCTATTGCTGGTGGTAAGAGTGCAGCAGACGCAGAGGCATCCGCTACTGCATCTATTAGTAAGAACGTAGGTAGATCTAGTGAAGCATTTGATTACATACAAGGTGAGTCAGACTTGGCTACAACTGCATACGATTCTTCTGCAATGGGGATTCCTGATTGGTTTAAGTTCCAAGATGAGAATGTAAACGTAGGTGCAAGAACAGAAGACTGGGCCACCAATCTGCAAACATCTAACCTTGAAAATTATTTAGACGAAACGAACTATCAATATGGTATGCAACAAGGTAATGTTGTAGGACGAGAGGGCAGTGAGTGGTGGGGATACCAAGAGACACAAGACATACAAAGTTATCTAGCTCAAGGTGATGACTTTGCGACTGCACAATCCAAGGCAAGAGCAAATATAGAAAGAGATATTGGTGCTAACACAGGTGCAGCTAACTATAAGAAACTTGGATCAATAGGATATGGCAACCCATTGCAGATAAAGACAAGCACTGATACTTCAGGAGATATTCTTTCAGAAGAAAGATATTTAGATTTAAGCTCAAGAGCAATAGCTGATGGTATGGGTATTGGTGGTGGTAGTAGAACTATTACTAAATATGAAACAGATGAAGATGGTGAATATGTATTAGATGATGACGGTAATCAGATAGCAATGACTGACGATGATGGTAATCCAATAACAGCCAACCCATACCAATGGAGTTATGTGCCAGATGACAACGCACCTGGTGGATACAGGATTGAACCAATACCATTTAACACAGGTACTCAAACATCAACAACAGGCCATGACTGGTATAAGGATAACTATCAAAGGGATGGAGCCATTCGTGGTGGTGGTGGTGCTAATCCCTTTAGTATTCCAGCTAATGTTCAAAACGTAGATGCTGCACGATTTACTTCAGGTGGTGCTGACAAGTTAAACCTTGCACAGTGGGCCGAGACTGGTCAGGGCAAAGACGCTATTGCGGCTGGTGAATTTGAAATAAAAAATAAATGGATGAAAGATACGACTGGTGATGGCAACCTTAACTTTGTACCTAGTGGTATAGATCATTCAACAACTAACAGCAATCTTGGACTAGCACCAGGGCAAGAAGTTCCTATTAACTGGGGTGAAGGCTGGCAAGGTACTTTCTCAGGTGGGCCTAAGACTTCTAACTATGTACCACCCGAACAACAGCAAGCAATGGGTGGAGCAGGTGGTGGTGGTAATACAATTATTAACTTAGATACAAATCAAAAGAGTACAACAGCAGCAGATAAGCTAGTCAAGAGAGATGACAGAGGTGCGTACTCAGGTCAAGGAAGAAAAGGTTTTAGTACTATGAAGTACAAACCAACAGGCAATATCAGTACACTTGGAATAGTCTAAGACTAATATCAAGGTATTATTAAGTAACTACAGAGATTAGCCATGTGTGGTGGTGGACCTAAAGGGCCTTCTGACGAAGACAAAAAGAAATCTGAACAACGGCACGAAGAGAACCTTGCTCTACAGAAAGAGCAGATGGAAGAACAGAAGCGACAGTTTGAATTAAGTAGACAAGACAATCAAGCTAGGTATAGAGATCAGAAAGCAACAGCACAAGCTGCACCACCTCCACCACCAGAGGAGACAGCAGAAGTAGCAGCACCAGCACTAGATTCTAAACGCTTTGCTAAAGGTGGTGGCAAGAAACAATTTACAAACACACCAACACCAACTAAGTCATCGTCACATGACGCTAAGAGTCTCTACATCCCTACATAAATGGACTTAAGTATTAACCCGATTGACTTAGCACCAGGGAAAGGAGCTAAAGATAAAGAGAAAGGTACAACCCTTGCTGCTAGATACGACCAGCTAAAAACTAATCGTGATCCTTTCCTTCAAAGAGCTAGAGATTGTGCAAAGGTAACTAACCCTGCTGCCTGCCCTGACTCCAACATGGCAGAGCATGGAAAACTTAAGACACCTTGGCAATCAACAGGTGCAATGGGTGTTAGTAACTTACAAAATAAACTAAATTTAACTCTCTTCCCTCCTAACACTCCCTTCTTTAAGCTAGAGATTGACAGCCTTGCATTAAGAATAGAAGAGCAAGGGCCAGAGATTAAGACAGAACTCGACACAGCATTGGTAAAGGTAGAGCAAGCTGTGATGACTGAGCTAGAAACTATGAGTGCAAGAGCAGCACTGGCTCAAGCATTTCAACAGTTGTTAGTAACAGGTAACGTCCTTCTTTATATACAAGAAGACAGGGTTAGGACTATACATTTACAAAACTATTGTGTCGTTCGTGATCCAATGGATCATGTAACTGAGATCTTGATTGAAGAAGAAGTATATCCTGAAGCATTGCCAGATGGATTCTTACCTGAAGACAAACAAGATGACGATAAGCTAGGCCCAATCAAGAAGACAGTAAAGATTCATACATGCGTTAAGACTGAGAACGGTATCACTCGCTGGTATCAGGAGTGTAAAGGAAAAGAAATTGACAACACATACGGCATGTGTCCAATGGATGTAAGTCCTTGGATTGTGTTGAGGTATGAGCGTATTGAAAGCGGAGAGGAATACGGAAGAAGCCATGTCGAAAAATACTACGGTGACTTGACTGCACTTGAATCTTTATACCAAGCATCAATCGAAGCAGCCGCAGCGTCCAGTAAAATCTTATTCCTTGTGAATCCGAATGGTACGACTCGGCCCAAAACCCTGTCGTCGGCTGCAAATGGGGCTATTGTGCAAGGAAATGCAAACGATGTGTCAGTCGTTCAGAGCCAAAAGCAGGCCGACTTGCAAATAACGATGAATATGATTGAGCGTATAGAGCAAAGACTAGAGTTTGCCTTCCTACTTAACCAAGCAGTACAACGACCAG